TTAAAGTTTGAAGTATTTGCTTTTATAAATGGTTGCATTTTTTTCTCCTAATCTTCTAGTCTTTTATATCTTCTTACTAAGATACTTCGGACTCTCTCCCATAATTTTCGTATGGAAACTTGTTGTATTGTTATTGGGTCTCTCAATGCAATCTTGTCTAATTCCATTTTGCATTTGATAAGTTTAGTTTCTATGTTCATTTTTTTCTCCTATAAATATTGTACCAATAAAAACATTGATACATTCATAATAAAAATTATTAATGCTAATTCACTAGACATTATTTTATCCAGCCAATTTTTTTCATAATCTTGTTTTGAAATTTGTCTTTATCAAAATCAGGATTAGATTCTTTAATAATACTACCAACTTCATCTTCTAACATAACTAAAAGATGTAAAAAATATTCTGCGTCCATACCATCTTTGTAATTATGTTTTTCTAAAAAAGGATTAATTTGATCTTTAGTTTTAATTACTGCCTTGTAATTCTCACTAAAAGACTCAATAAGTTTATCTACATTAATATTCATAATTTTTTTCTCCATGTTTAGATGGCTCATTATTGAGCCACCTCGTTTATAATTTCTTCAATATTACAAATTTTAACATTACCTAAATCAGTAATATCAATTCCTACAAAATATTGTTTGTTAGTTTCTTTGTCCTCATAACATGTATGTAAAATAGTTTTTTCAAACAAAGGGTCATACATTTCAACATGAGATTTTTTTGCACTTCTTACAAGTTCGTTAGCATTTGATATTTGTTTCATAATTTTTTTCTCCTAGTTAATAATTTTTACAATTTGATTTTCTTTTATGTACCAACTAAATTCAGTACCTAAATCAATATTATAAACATGAACTCTTTTTGGTGTAAAACCAATAATCTTAAAAACTCTATCTTTACAAAATTTGCCTTTAAGTATTATTGTTTGACCAACTTTTAAATTCATAATTTTTTTCTCCATAATATAAATATATTAGTAAACATTTATACAACATAGTCAACACATATATTCACATTATTTAACATTTAATTAATTATTTGCATATTTTCGCTATTTGTTCTATTTGTTATTAGTGATATTTTCATAAAATATTCCTTCCTTTGGGTGGTTGTTGTTTTTTTCATTTTTTTCTCCAAATTAAATTTCTTTAAGAATGACCACCCATTTGCTATATTTAGTATGTGAAAGAGTCCGACATACAAATAGAAGTAGTAGAATGGCTTAAATCTAAGCAATCTGATTATAGAATAAGATTTTTCAGTATTCCCAATGAGGGTCAAAGAAAAGTGTGGTTTTTAAACAAATTAGTAAAAATGGGACTAAAATCTGGTGTTCCTGACTTAGTAATAGAGTTTCCTGAGGGTCGTATGGTCTATCTTGAAATTAAAACTGAAAAGGGAAAGTTATCAGAAACACAGCAAAATTGGTTAAAAGTGTCAAAAGTCTTTCATACCCCTCACTATGTCCTTTATGGCTCTGTAGAGGCAAATTTAAGCCTTTTAGAGGGTATTTTAGATTTATATCCTGATGCTAAGATCAAATCTGACAAAAATCCTTTACAACCCCAAGAGGTATAACATTTCTGTCTCCAAAACCACCATCAAGGCTGTAACTAGCAAAAGTATATAAATTGTTCTTATCTTTCTTAAAAATAAATGCGTAGGTAATAATCTCTACAGGTTTCATTTTAGTAAATTCTTCTATCGTTCCTATTGTACTATCGCCAATAATATCAAACCAACTTATTTTGTGTAAATAATAGCTTTTATTATCTAAGACTATTTTATTTTCGCTTTTTCTTTTTTCTTCTTTTTTTTGCACTTTTTCGTCTCTTACGCATAGGTCTTTTATCAATCAAAACTGCAAGTGTAGAAGTTGTAGTAATCCCACTCATTTCTTTTTTCTTTTCTTATGAGCTGAATTTCTCATCAACCGCCCATCAGGCATATAATGAAACCCTTTAGGCGGTTTTTTCTTTTTCTTTTTCTTTGCCATTATCTCTTTTTCTTTTTCTTCTTCTTCTTTTTCATAATGGCTTTTTGTAAGCCTTTTGGCAATTTCTTCTTTTGTCTAGCGGTCATACCGCCACCATAATGACTTGGCATAGCAATCTCCTAATGTAAAATATAATTATGTACTACGATTGTTATTAACACAATAATAATCGCTTGAACCCACCATTTTAAACTAATAAATGAGTCCCACCATTTTTCTATTCTTTGTTTCATCTCACCCCCTATTTTGTTAGTCCTTTAGCTTTTTCAAAACTTCTTAAACCCCCAAGACCTAACATTCCAAGTATTAAAGGCATAAGCTGACCAAGATCAAGAACAACCCAATCTACTTCAACACCGAACATTTGTAAAATCATATCTAATAAAGGCTGAAAAAGATAAACATATCCAATACTCAACCCAGAAATCCAACCTAAAAATGGTCTCCAGCCAGAAACAAATATTGACCTATGACCAGCTTCTACTTTGTTTATATCAAGTTGTTTTTCTTTTAGTTTTGCATCTATCTCTTTCATTTGAAGTTTTAGCTTTTCTTTTTCTTCTCCTGAAAAATGCAAATCATCTATTACTGTTCCAACAGTTTTAAGTGTGTCTCCACCAAATATTTTACCAAGCACCATTATAATCTCCCATCTTCTTTTAGATATTTACTTACTCTAGCCATTTTGCTTCTCAAATCATTATCCTTGTATTTTTTTCTAGTTTCTAAAATAAATTGTTTCTCTTCATAAGTTGTAATTCTTTTCTTATGTTTTCTTAGATCAACTTTCTCATTCGGTTCGCTAATCTCTCGGCTCTCGCTGGTGTATGTTTCTTTGCCCATAAACTATCTAACATTTCATTTGCCGCACTATCATAATCTTTTTTACTTAATGCTTCAAACATCTTCTTAAATTTACTTACTTTTGGTTTACCCATTTGAAAACACATATGAATAACAATCTCTTTTGCTTCATCAAGTATATCCAAATCTTTAGTTAGGCTTATTCCATCTTGATATGCAATCTGAAAGTCATATTCAAAAACCTTTTCTAGTTCTTTGTTATCGTAAACAACTCCCTCTTTAAATTTATCAAGAGGTGTAACTAAATGACCAAAGCCAATAGTTCCATATCCTAATATATCAAAATAAACTTTATTAGAAAAACCCTCTTCTTGTTTTATTTCTTCTTTCATGGCTTCTAAATTCATCTTGTTCCTCCTATACCTAAATATATTTCTTCTTCTTCTTGTTTTAATTCATGAACTGCTTTTTTCAAATATACAGCCGCATCTAGTAATTCTTCTATACTATTTTCTATCGCTTGTATCTTATTCATTCTGGCTGACTTCATAGTATTCTTATATTTGATAATACCTCTATTTGACCTATCAGCTAGTTGGTTCATCAGTTCTGTTACTATTGGGTCTTTCGTCTTTTTTTCTTTCATATTTCTCCTTTAGTTCTAGCATAGATATAAAGTTATGTCCTTGAACATGACCATCAGCCAACAACAACTGACTTACTCCATAACTCCAACCATTTGCACTATTTTTAGCATAACTTTCAACATGACCATAGTCCATGCAAGTCCCTACATTCACAATCTTAACATAATTACCTCTACCCAGCTTTGAGGCTCTCCATGATCTTTCTCTATGGCTATGACCAAAAACTATATCATGCGTTGCACCATTTGAAACCTGACTTGCCTCTGCTAACTTTCCCCCAATCTCTCTACCCATTTCATTAAGAGGAACATGAACAAAAGCTACTCCTTTTATGAAATAAAAATCTCCATATTGAGATATTCCCCAACCTTTTTCCATAAACATTCTTTCATATTGCTGAGAAAATGCACCTACAACTTCTTTGTTTTCATTTTCATATCTATACAATCTTTGTTCATGGTTGCCTAATGTGTAATGTTTTATAGGTTTTACATCTCCCATACCCTCATACAATAATTCTAAAGCATCTCTTGTAGCATTAATGTCAGCTAGTATTGGCGGTTTCTTTTGACCTTTTACAGTATGGTTTTTATCAAATGTTGAGCAACTATCAAAACTACAAAAATCGCCTATACAAACAAGATGATCTGGCTTGTATTCTCTTATCTGTCTGCCAATCCAATAAAATCTCTCATGGTCTTGCTCAGGGGAAACATGAGCATCAGGTATAACAAAAACTTTTGTTGGGTCGCTAAAAGTGTTTTTTTGTGCTGGTATTCTTACAACAGGCTTTTTGTATTCCTCTATAATTATTTGAGGTTTTACTTCTTTATATCTTTCCC